TTTTATCTTCTTTTGTTCTAATCACAATTGGTTTTTTACTATGTTGTTTAATAGTATTTAGCATTTGTACTTCCCATTCATTTTTATAGTAATAATATTTTCTAACATGTTTACTAGGTGGTATGACTAAAATATATTCACCATCATGTTTCCATGGTTTTAATTTAACATGTTCTTTATATTTTTGTATTCTTTTGTAATCATCATCACTTAATTTTTTTATATCTCTTATATGAAAATAATTTTTAGTTAATCTATATATCTTTTCATTAAAAATTTTAGATGGACTGTGATTATTACCAAAAAGATAAGCATGGTCAAAAAAATAAAAGTCTTGATTAAGTTTGCTACATTCTTCTATTAGTTGAGCCGTACCTCGTAACATTCCAAATACTGCAATAGGATTTTTAAAACTTCTATCGTAATCCCATTTAGTAGTTTCATATTGACCAACAGTTGCACCTGGTCTTTTATATAAATGTCCTTTTGCACTATTGACTAATGCTCTAACAGGTATATCTGTGTTCTCTCTTGTTTCAAATCCGTCTATCATTCTATCCACGAACACTCTTTATGATATTCATTCCATGTTTCTGAATATGAACAATTTGCATATTCTTTAAACCATGGACCACCTTTTGTAAAGTGTATGTTATTTACTTTTGATTTAGTATTATAACCTGGTTCATCTACTAACCAGTTCCACTCTAATGGCAAATCACCTATTAAGTCTTCACTCTCTAGCCATTTAAATTGATGTAGTTGTAAACCTGTTGCACTATTAACATAGTCTGGTGTAAGTTCATGACACTTATTACAGTTCATTAACATAAATGATGACCAATTCTTTTTCTCATACTTTGTTTGCACTTGACCTAAAAACTTTTTATCTTCTTTAGGTGTATAATCATGTTTACATAATTGTACTGCATACTTATCATCTCTTAATCTCCACAGTTCTGCAATATCACCTGTCATAAGTTGGTCGCAATCCATAAAGACACCCCACCCTTTGTAATTCATAAGATGTGGCACCATAAATCTACTAAATGAAAATTCTGTTGATGATAAACTATTTCTTTCTCTTACAAAATCATCACGAAGGTTTGGTAAATAAACAGGTGTTATTGATACAGGTTTTGTACTGTTTCTCAATATACTATATGCAAGTACATTAAATGCAACCTTTTCTTTACTATCATATCCTATAAATACATTAATCATAACCACCAACACTCCAATAAACTAAAAGTGCTACTGCAATCCCAAAACATATTAATTGAAAATCACTCATTTGTCCGTCCTCTACTTATTACCATTGAATTTTCACCACTATACCCCACAGACTTTCTAGTAGGACCTTTTGTGTGGTCATAATATTTTCCTAAAACTGACCTTGCCTGAACATGAGCATTTTTTTTGTCACCTATATTTAAATTTTGTACTTGTCTCTTGCCCTCAAATAGTACTCTTACATGGTCCCAAACAAAACTATCATGATATTCTCTTAGTGTATATATTTCATCAGTATTATACATTCTTAACATTTCATCTGCATAATTTTGTATCTCTGGATGTTTCATATTAAAACCTAAAAAACCACATTCACTATATTGACTACCTCTACCAAGATAAGTCATCATGCAATCTTCTCTATATAATTCTTCTCTAACAACATCTATGGGCATTGGATTGTAAAATATACTATCAGCATCCACACCCATTATAAAATCATAATTACTATATTGTTTTATAGCATGACAATAGGCATATACTTTATAACTAAATCTTACACCATCTAACAAGAAACCTTTATTACCTGTTGGTCTATGTTTATTTCTATCTACAAACTTTTTTAAATCTGGTATAGATTCAAACATACCATCATCTTCATTATATACTGTGTAAGGCCATTCCCAATTATAAGTGGACTCAAATTTATGAGCATATTCTCTGTATAGTTTATTATTCCAAGTTGTAATTGTAAGTAATTTCATAATGACATATTATATACTTTCTTCCAAGCTGCAAAATTAAGTGTACAAAATAATTCTTTTTGAGATTTAAGACCTGGACCAGCCTTATCTGTACCTTTTTCATTTTTCACATGTTCTCTATTATTTAAATATCTATCCTCAATATCTTTCTCCCCATACTCAAAAATATCCATAAGTTCTTTATCATTCAATATTTCTCTTATATAATCTTTTAAAACTCCTTTATCAGGTGCTGGTTGGTCCATTCTACCTATTAGTATTTCATCTGTGGGAAAACGCCAACCTGTTTTACTGTGATTTAAAATATAATCAGGTAATAAACCTTCATATGATTTTCTTTGTAAATACTTATGTTTTGTTTTTGGAAATTCTGAAAACTTTTCATCAAGTTTTAATTTACTAGGTAATGCTCTAACATAATCTCTTAATGTTTTATTAATTATTGGGAATCTACCTTCCATACTAAATGCCATACCTAACTTATCATTTCTCACTAAAAAATCTTCTGCTAAAGTATTTAAACTTTCTGTATATAAAAAATTATTCAATTTATCTTTTTCTTGTAATTGTTTTACAGGTAACCACTCTGATAGATATTTCACCTGGTCATCTAAACTACATTTTAATTCAGAATTTTGAAGTGGTCTACTATATTCCCTTAACGATTTTAATTTACCACGCCAATCTGGATGTTTATGATGTTTATAACCTGCAAACAATTCATCACCACCATCACCAGCCAAAGTAACTGTAATATCATTTGAAGATATAAACTTATTCATATTGTAATAAGTCGGAAAACTTTTACCTTGTCTTGGTTCCTCTAATGCATAAAAAGCGTCTTCAATACTATCAACATAATCTTGTTGTGTTTGATATAATACATTATTTTCAATGCCCCATTCTTTGCATAGTCTTTCTGCAAGTTTACTATCATGATTCAATAAACTTTTAGGGTCTGTTGTTGCAAAACTAGATGTAAATGTTCTAGGTTTTAAACCTAATTCTTTCATCTCATAAAGTATTGATGATGAATCTAAACCACCTGATAAGAATAGTCCTATATTTCTACGACCCATTAAGGTTTGTTGTACAGAATAATTATGTTTTAATTGTACTTCTTTTTTAACATGGTCTATATCTAGATTATCTATTACATCTAATTTATAATCTAATAAATTATAACTTTTATCATTTACTAATACTTGTCCTGGTACTAACTTCTTAATACCCTCAAACATAGTTAAATAACCTGGCACATAACCTTGATTATAATATAGACCTAATGCTTTCTTACAAATTTTTCTTTCAAAACCACACTCTAATAAACTTTTAATCTCACTAGAAAAATATAACTTATCTTTTATATAACCATAATATAGTGGTTTTGTACCATTGGTATCTCTTGCTAAAATTAATTCTCTTGTAGTCTTATTATAAAATGCAAGAGCAAACATACCATCACATTTTTTTAGAAACTCCCAACCCTCATTCTTTAAACCTTTTGCTAAAGCTTCTGTATCATTTTTTGAATTTTGTTCTAAATCTTTATAGTTATATATTTCACCATTGTAAACTAATACACAATTCTCATGTTCATAAGGTTGTTTGCCATCTTCTACTTTACCTACAATTGATAATAGATTATGACCTAATGTAATGTAGTCATCTTTAAAAATTGCATTGCCATCAGGACCCCTATGATGAGCAGCCTTGACCATCTTCATCATTAACTCTGATTTCACATCAACAATACCATGAATTGCACACATACTAATCCTTCATATAAATAGTGTCTTTTGATTTTCTATCTTTTTCATAATAACCAAAATTATTTAATATTCTTTCACATTCTAATTTATATCCTAATTCTTTAAGACCTCTCGTGGGCAATTCAACACATAAGACAGGCATGAATTCCCTTAAAGTTTGTTCTGCACCAAGTAAAATTTCTCTTTCGGATTGTTGTGTGTCTATTTTTATAAAGTCTACCTTTTCAAATTTATCTATATAATCATCTAATCTTTTTAAATCTACATATGATTCTATACATGCATTATCTTTTTTTTCTAATCTTAAATCTCCACAACTATCATTTGTGGCATACAGTCCTACATTTTTATCTTGTTTATCTGATAAGGCAATTCTTTCTAATTCATAATTATCTTTAATCATATTCTTTTTAAGGTATTCACAATTTTTCACACTAGGTTCAAATGCCCAAACTTTTTTAAACTTACTGCATAATTCTCTTGTCCAAAAACCTATATTAGCGCCTATGTCTATTGCTAAATCAAATTCTTCTACATAACTTAACGCTAAATTTCTTTGTTTTTGTTGATAGTTACCATTCCTTAATCTTGTTTTAAAATGTCTATCCCATTCAGGTATTTGCCAATTATTTTTCAATGTCTTTTTTCTAAATCCATAATATAATTATCTAACCATTCTTCAAACTCTAATGCTGGTAATGGTACTTTATTAAGGTATATTTGTTTACCATGAGTTCTAGTAAACTTTCCTGTTTTTTCTATTTTTTTTATTTTTTCAGGCAATTCTATATGTTTACCTAATACAAATCTTCTGGTTCCAGGACCATATGGTCTTATCTCAGAATGAACAACAAAGTAGTATTCGCCCATGTCCTCTACTTTTTTTAATATTCTAATAAGTGTAGCTGCCATTATTTACACCTTTTACTATTTGGTTTTCTTTTACAACGATAAGTGCCATGACTAGTATTCTTTTTCATTCTTACTACTTTTCCACTCGCTGTTTTCTTTGGCGATGGCACATGTGGTATTGCTGATTTACTCATTTTTTCACCTCACTAAATTTATTTAAACTTCTTGTCAATATATTTTTTTGCTGTGTATACTAAGAGACCTAGTATGATATAAATTATACCATCTTCCCAAGATATACTATTTAATAAGTCTGCTGTTATGTCTATCATTTTAATAATACCACATTACAAATTTGTCTATGCATGTTTGAATTAATTTTTGTAATTCCATGCCATCCTTCATTTACATTTTTAAATAAACAAGAACGATTACCTATAACACTTGTTGTTACACTATCTTCAAATTCTTCGGGTTCAGGATTCATTCTCTTTACCTTTCTACCACGATAAAATATTGTCTTACCACCCATTTCATCTGTCCAATCTTTTGGCATAAAATAAAATAAATGTGAGCCTATTTTACCCAAACTATCAACATGTGGTGATACATCTAAACCACCTTCTGTTCTGTGAAAGTCAAATCTTATTTTGAAATCTTTTACTTTTAATGCTTTACAAATAAATTTTTTATAGTCTTTGTTTGTTAAAATATTATTGACAAATAATTGCCATGAAGAAGGTAAATCTTTTATACCTTTCATATACTGTTCAAAATATTTACTACCTTGTGTTTCACCTATGCAAAAGAATCTGCGACAATGTGGTCTTTGACCATGTTTTCTTTCTTCTGGATATTCATCTTTAAATAAATCATCACTAGGAAAATCTTTTAGTAATCTGTCATACATATTTGGCCAGATAAATTCTACAAAATTTGCATGTGGGCAAAAATCTGTATTATGCATATTATATTGTCCTTCGGCAGGTATATTAATCATTTTTTATGTCCTCTAATATCTCGTTTACATTTTAGACATGGTGAGTTTTCAATCCAGTCAGCATTATTTATTCGTTTCTTAAACCCTTGATATTTTTCACTTGCATAGTTTTTAAATAAATCAGGTTCTTCTTTTAAATTACCTACTGTCCATTCACTATGAAGTTCAGGTGCTATCATATCACAGCATGCTGTCATACTACCATCATATTCTATATAAACACCTTTGTCCATACTTGTACATGGTTCAGTTCTTTTATAATTAAAATCTAAAACTGTACCTGCTCTATTCATGCCATTTTTCCAATAGTTTCTTGCATGTATAGTAGACTTAATAGCTGGCAGTCTATATCTTATCCAGTCTTTATCTTTATAATTATCAGGATTGATTTCTGGTACTTGTATTTTTTTACATATTTGGTTTATTCTTTTGAACACACCCATTTCATCATATTCTTCTACACCATTTTTTAGATATGCCTGTATAGCAATATGGTCTACATAAGAATCTAATAGTTCATCTATATAATTTCTATCTAAAAAATCTGCATTTGTATTGATACTAATTTTTGCATTAGGTATGTAATAATTCATTAATCGACATCTTCCTAATATATCTTCTTTGTGTGATAGTGGTTCATGATATCTAGAAATATCTATACGACCATCAAAATCAATTTCTTTTAATTGTTCTAGAATACTTTGAAACATTATGTCATCCATAAATATAGTTTTCTTTTTATCTTTTCTATCAACATCATCTCTAGATAATGGACAAAAATTACAAGTTCTATTACAATAGTTATGCATACCTATTTCAATAGATGATATATTGTCTTTAAATAATTGTTGTTCTTTGTTCATTTAGAAACTTGCCCTGGCCATTTACCTCTAGGTAAAAATGTGTGTCTTACAATATAGTCTTTTTGATTTCTATTTGTAACAATAATTGCCTCTATTAAATCATAATTATTTTCTTGGGCCCAAATAACTCTTTTGTTTCCTGTATGTACACCATACCCCTCTATAAAATCACCTTCTAAATTTTTTCTAGGCCATCTTTTAGACTTCATAGGTTCCCAATAATCATCTAAGTGTACTAATATAACAGGCCACATCATACCTACCGATTCAATACTCTCTGTAAATGGTTTCATTTTATTTTCAAGCCATTTTCTAGGTGCTGTAACAAGTATATCTTTCACAGGAAACATCTCTGATTTTAGTTTAGGTCCTTCCTGAAAAACAAAACCAGGTACTTGACTATTTGCCTTTAGTACTTTCATAACCACATCTCGCAATATAATAAGCATCCACAATATCTGTTATAGGATTAGATAATGTTTGCATATCAAATGTTTTCATTAAATCTGTTTTTGTATCTTTACAAAAATGTTCATACATCAAATCTTTATTTGCATTACCTTTATCAGTTGCAAACTTTTTAACAATACTTGGTACAACAATATCATACCCTATTCTTTTTTCTTGTAATGAATATTTTAGTATGCCACAGTTTTCTGCTATTTGAAATATAGCCTGACCTTTACTGCCATAAGAATATCCTTCTATGTGTACAACAGTCTTACCATTAAATAATTCCATATCACCATAACTTCTAAGTGATAGATATACCCATTTAGATATGTTTGAAAATCTTTCTATGGGGTCAGTCCATTCTTTGTATTCACTACCTATTATATTTTTACCAAAATTGCCAATATATTTTTTCTTAGATGATACATAATAAAATTTACAATTTTCAAATGATAGGTCACCGGTTGCAATACAGATTGCTGGTGAATTTAAACTGTAATCAATCCCAATCGCTTTTATCTTCTTCATCTATAAATGCCTCATCTTCTAGTTCATGTCCACAGAATGGACAAGTTAAAGGTGCTGATGGATGTTCTACATCCCACCTTACTTCATACGGCGTT